TACTTTCCTTCGTTACCGAAACATATTATATTACATGAAATAGATGACAATACTATAGACCTGTATATAAATAGTTACATTGACAGTTATATTATAGAAAATATTGTTTCAATAAAAATTGTATTCGATAACAACTTTTCAGATTTTGAAGTATTAAATACAAATCCACTTTTTGAAAGTGAATATATCAACAACTTTAGTTCGCGTGGAATATTATATTATTTTAAAGATCCTCAATCTTTTGATAACTTCAAAATTGCAAGAATAAAATATACTAATAGCGATGGATTAAATTTCAGACTTTCAGATGTTATAAATTATGAAGGAAATTACGTTCTTTCATATGGTTGTAGTATATCTCACATCGACACTTACAATAGTAATGTAAGAAGTCATCCATATAATAAAGGAAACGTACTTATAAATTATCTAAAATTATAATAATGATATTTACGGATGTTCATATAAATACAACAAAAACATTATTTGAAAACAATACATTTAATGATTATCTTCTAATAGAAACATTACAAAAACCATATATTTCATTGAAAAAAATAAATACACATATTTCATTGAAAAAAATAAACATAACAATTGAATACAATATAATATTCAAAAATTATGAAAAACAAGCTAATGATTACACATTATATTACAAAAATTCAAGTTCAGATAGTATTGATTATAGTAATTATGTAACTTGGGATAGTATAAATATAAAGGGTCACGAAGTATATTCTACAATAATATTACCAATAAGCGAAGACAACTATTATGCATTTATATTGGATTACAAACAAATAAATGATACATTTACAAATAAATTATCTGTTGATTTTTCATTCAAATTTCCACTAATTGACATACATAAAACAATGCAATATTACAAAATTAACGATACGGATTTAGTTCCAAATCCAGAAACATTAAAAGTTGTATCTTTCAATATGGCTATAATTGACGAAACATTGAATTCTGAAACAAAAGCAATAAAAGGAGTTTTATACATTCTTACGAAAAGTAGTTTTTATGAGAGTAAAACCACAAATCATATATTTATTAACGGAACAAAGCATTACTTACTTGGACTAAAAGAAACACAAAACAGTTATATAAATTTGAATGGGATACATACAAAACCGGTATTTGAACATTTTGTGACAAATATTATTACAAATTTTGAAGATGAACCATTTAAAGATTCAGATAATTCAGAATTGGTATTTTTATTTCAGAAATATTACACAGAACAATACTACATATGTTATCAAGAAACAATTAATATTACAAAAACTGTAAATTTGAAGAACTTTGACTATGATTTAGAACCCGTAAATTTGAATACCGAAATACCTCCTCAAAAACCACAATATAATATTAAATATACAACAAATCTTATAGAAAATGATACATTATATGTACTACAAGTACAACATTTAGTAAATGTAATTAAATTATAATGTAAATAATAATAAATGGAACTTTTTACAGATAAAGTTGTTTCAAATATAAGTATTAGAAATAGTGCACCTGAATTATTACGAATTGACAACAGAAATCTATTTGTTTATGACCCAAATGAACGTAATTTTCAAGTTGATGAAAAGTATTTTGAATATGCTGTTTCAAAATTAGAAAAAAATCCAGATGGTTCTTTTAAATGGAAGGACATAAACGACAGAATATACACATATAATAATAAAACAAACGAAACATATTTTGATGTGCCATATTACAATAGAAACAAAGTTCGTAAATAAAAATCTACTTTATTTTAAATATGTCTGAAATATTTTCAGATTTAGCTGCAAGTAATATTTCATTAAAAAGCGCTTCTACAGAAAGTGTTCTAAAGATAGGACATCACGATTTACTTATATGGGACAACACAAAAGGATGGCAAATAAATCCCGCATTTTTATTACATGCTGCAAGTAAAATAACATGGACTGATAATGATAATAATAGTAATATTGATCCAGGAGAACTTGGTTTTTTAGATAATTTATCAAGTGTTCCTACAAAAATTCAGCTTGAAATTCCACAAAAATACATAGTAAATGACGAAGAAAGTAATGGCATTATTACTTGTATAATAGCAGATACAACTAAGAGAACAATTAAAGGTCTTAAAGGAACCATATATTATTTGACATCTTCAAATTATGATAACTGTAAAGCACACGTTTTTATAGACAACAATAGTTACACAATAATTGGTAGTTCTGTATCAAATAACTCCTATCTTGATTTATATGGAAATGTAACAAACACAAATTATGGACAGTTTTTTACAACTGTATTGAACTTTGAACAATGTACTAATATTAACAAAATTCTTTTTGAACCAGAAAACGACAAAGGGTCTTTTTATGAATTAGATGTTCCATATTCTATGAAAAATATTGACAACACAGAAACACTTATAAATATACCTAAAAATACAAACTTACATTCCATTGATAACAGTTGGATTATTCTCAGTTTTGAATATACACAAAAGATCTACTTCGATATTATTGAAAACACTGCTTATAGAACAAAAACCACAAGTGCATTATTTAATAGCATTAATTACGTAGATGTACATGCATATAGTACATCTGTTCTCATGTATGTAGAAATACATGGTGTAAATGTTGATATAGATATGTTGTTTATAGAAGAAACGGAAACAAAAACACTTGTGGGTGAAAGCTATGATTGTATTACAACGGATACAGGTGTCACTATGTTTATAGTATTACTACATGGAGACAATGTTGAAAAAAATTATTCATTTTACTATTACAATGGGAATTTACAAAAGCTGTATCTTTATGGAAAGATGTCTCTCAATGTTAAATTATTAGAAACATATGATATTTTTAATACATATGACAGTCCGCTTACATTTAATAATTACAACAAAATTAACACAAGAGTAAAATCAAAATATGATTGGGTATCCATTAGTGTAAAACCAAAAACAGGAACATTTCATACTATAACTGATTTATTTGCAAGTTTGTTAACACAAGATCAAGGTAAAGTATTGGATGGTATTCGTACAAAAAATAGTATATGGACAATATCTGAAAGTGGTATTATTGGAACTTATTATGACGGTATTTCATGGAAAACAAATACTTCAATAATAGTTCCAACATATTCATTATTAATTTTGCAAACAAATCCAGCACAAAGCATATACAACTGGACATACACAGGAAAGCCATACATAAATGGTGAAAACATAGCAATACCTTTGTCAAATGGATTAAATTGGATTGGTTATCCTTTACAAGTAAGCACAAATATTTCGGAATATACTGAAATGTACGCAAATCTCAAAAGCATTAGAAATCAAGAAGTAATAACAGTAAAAAATTTTGGTTCAATTAGTGGAACCTTAGACAAATTTGTTCCAAATGAAGGATATATTATTGAAGTAAGTACGCCATGTGAATTAACCTTCAAAAACACTCTTGAATTTATGATCACTCAAGAGTTAGATAATATTTATTACACAAGTGCAAATGATTGGAATCTTGATATATCAATAGGAAGTCCATTTGTATTAAGTACAATTAATTCAACAAGTATTGAATTAACTTATAGTGATACAATTGTTCTTAGTTTAGTAAGTGGAAATCCATTTTCATTAAACAAATCTATATTTAAATACACAATTAATAGTGGAAATCCATTGGCAACTTTAGGAACTATAAGTAACATTTATAGTATTGAAGTTGACATTAAATATGGTTTTGTATATTCAAGTACAAAATATTACAATAATGTGTATGGTAAAATAAAAATATTAACAAAAGAACACATATATGCTCAATCTGTGGTTACAGAATATAATTATACTGGTTATGTAACTACACCTCCTGTTCCTTCAGTTGCTCCGTCTCCTGTTCCTTCAGTTGCTCCGTCTCCTGTTCCTTCAGTTGCTCCGTCTCCTGTTCCTTCAGTTGCTCCGTCTCCTGTTCCTTCAGTTGCTCCGTCTCCTGCTCTAACAGATGTAACAATAACACAAAGTGCAAATATTGGATTTACTTCTTTAAGTTTCAACGCCACAGGAACAAATATGACAAATTGGAAATTAATAGTAAAGGATGTTTCTAATAATATTCTTATTGATAAAACAATTACATCAAATACACATGCTGAAAACATAACATATTATGGAACAATTAACGTTGAAGCATATGCATTAGATGGTGGTGTACAATCTGGAACACTTTTTAGCAATTCATATTACATTGATTTACAAATAACAGATTTAATAATAAGTCAATCACCTACAAGTTATGATGTAAGTATAACTCCTAAAACAAATACAAATACTGATATATATTCATGGACCATTAAAACAAGTGATAATTATATACCATTGACAACTGTAGCTGATACTACTAAAATACTAACATTTGATTCAACAAAAGAAGGGAGTATTAATTTCATTGTGTATGCATTAGTTTCTGGTGTAAAATCGGGAAATGATTACAATGAAGCATTTAATATTACTAAACCACTAATCCCATATATATCAAATGTAAGTGTTATTATATCTCCGATGGACACTAAAACAAAATTAACATTTAGCACAAATGGTTATAATATAACACATTGGTATCTAAAAGTAACACAAGATACTGGTTATATTTATGAACAAACTATAACAAGTTCTCTTGTATTTGAATACGAAATTACAAACATAGGAACATTCAGTTATGAAGCATATGCATTAGATTCTGGTGTAAAATCTGGAAGTAGCTACACTGATACTTTCAACGTGGTTCTTCAAATTACAGATTTACAAATTGCCCAAGTTTCAAGTTCTTTGGACGTCAATATCAATCCAAGTGTAAATGGAACATTAGGTTCATGGACTGTTAGGACAACAGACGATAGTTTACCATTAACAACAACAAGTAATACAACATTTACATATACATTCCCAGCAAGTGGTGAAAAAACTTTTGAAGCATATGCAAATATTGATGATATGCAATCTGGACCAACATTTACAAAATCATTTAGTATTGCATCACTATCATCTATAGAACCTAATGTGACATTTTACATAAATGATATGGGTAACGACGGCACGCATAATATATCAGATGTATACATTAATATGAATAACTTATTTTCAATAAATGGTATATCAAGCGATACATTCAATATAACCACTATTTCTGTTGAATTTTCTGATACTGAATATATAACAATAGTTGAATCTGGAACAAATACTTCTGAATACACAAATTTTTCATACATTGCAAATGGAAAAATGTTCACATATTACTCTACTTTAAGTTCAGGTGTAATGTTAAATAAATCAAAACAACTTGTTACACGCTTATATCATACTGGAACATTTTCTGGAATAATACCATCTTTTAATACTGTAAACACAATGATTACAGGACAAAATTACATTGAAACAAACGTTCAATTGGTGTCTACTGGATTACTTAAAAAAAAAAACTTGAATTTTGAGACCAATGTTTTTAATCTTGTAAAACAAATGCCATCATATTACGGAGATATTTCAGCACCTTATGGATTATTAACTATACTTGATTTTATTAATTTTATTAAAATAATCGTAAAAGTTTCTGGTTATGCGTATGAAGAAATAACAACAGAAACTTCTGTATTTAAAGATGCATTTGACGCCGATATTTTGAAACAAGCAATTCAAATTGATAAAACTAATTTAAGCTACACGGAAATGCTTTCAAGAAAACCAACAATATTAGATGCAATTAAATTGCTTAAAATGGTTGTTGGGATTATTGGAAAAATACCATTTAGTGACAAAAAACCTCCAGAAAACACCCCTTCACAAATATTTGAAGGTAATGTAGATTTAGGAAGCGGGTTCTTTATGGAAGCAAACGACGATATAACAGATCCAATATTACAATTTACGTATAATCTTGATGGTATAAAAACACCCCTTATAACATTAAAAGCACAAGAAGGAGATGCACTTATTGTAAATGATGTAGAACAAGGATCTACAAAAATAAGCGAAAAATGGGTATTACATTGGCCACGTGATGAAAGTTCAATCAATAGAGATTTTTACATAACATATAATAATGGGTTTGGACCAGTACCACAAACACTTGTTATACCTGATACGAATCCATTAAACTTGGATCCTAAATATAGTGTAAGTAGTGTATTAGAATTAGGAAAACTATGGGCTATGACAACATCCCGCGGAGTTGTTGACATTTATTACAGAGAAACACAATCAACACAATTTTATCCACAAGTAATTGTTGGTAAAAATATATACACATCTGCATCATATATTATGAATGATGACGAATATTACTATTCTGATTATACTACAGACGATGGAGAAGAAAATTAGTTTAATTAGTTTAATTATTATATGATCAATGAGAAGTAATGAATAATGTTGTTTCAATATTATGTATGCGTACTGATAAAAGATGCATATACGGAACAGGATTTTACATTTCAAATAATTACATATTAACATGTAGTCATATATTTAAAAACATTTCCAAAATATTTGTATATGTAAATAAAAAATTGAAAAGAACGCTAATAGTGAAAATACTTGAAGTTGCAGATATTTGTGTATTATATGACATTGATGGGAATGAAAGTTATTACGAACTTGAATTTGAAACAGAATTTTTAGATGATCAAATTAATGTTTTAGGTAAAACAGGAATATACAATAATATTGTTAATTTACACGGAAATATAATCTACAAAAATTACGTAAGTTACACAAATATAGACGGGTTAGCGACTAATGTAAAAATATCAAAAGGATTTTCTGGAAGTCCTATAGTTCAAAATGGTAAAGTTATAGGAATGATGACATGGTTTTTAAATAATGATAATGGAAATAATCTATATTTAAGTGGTGGACCAAATTCAAGATTATTAAAACACGTTATTGAACATGATATTATATATAACAATAATCAGTTTTCAGTGCGCGGATTATCATTACATGAACTGTTTAAATACAATATATATGAAAGTTATGGTGAAATTGTACTTCATTCAAATAATGAATATTTCACTAAAGACGATATTATAATAAGTATTGATACAAATTATATTGGTTATGATCATTGTTCAAGTAACTATTATTTTTTACAAAACATAAATAAAGAAGAGTATAACATTTTACTTTTACGTCAAGGGAAATATAGATGCATAAGTATTAAGAATCCATTGTTTAAAATAATTTAAACAAATAAATATAGTATTAAACAATGGATTTTGTTAAACCACCTGATCTTGTAGACTCAGAAGACGACGACGAAGCCGAATCCGATGGTTCTGTTGTTGAAGATGGGGACACAAATGAAACATTTAAAAAATATATACGTGAATGGATTGCACTTGACAACGCAATTGTCGAATATCGTAAAGAAATTAACGATCGTAATAAACGAAAAAAACAACTTACACCGTTTATTATAAAACACATGCAAGATATTGATAAAGAATTTTGCAATTTAGGTGATAGTGGAACACTTGAAGTGAAACAACGCAAATCAACAACAACTCTGAAGAAAGACTATGTTGCAAAGTTATTGCAAGATATACTAAAGGATGATAAGAAAGCACAAGAATCTGCTGAGTATATTTTTAATAATAAAGAAGTTAAATTCGTTCCTGTGCTAAAAAGAAGTTCAAAGTAATTTCATAAATGAAGTGTAAATATCTTGTTTTATCTTCAGGTGGATTAAAATGTCTTTCATTCTTAGGACATTTGAAAAATGTAAACAATGATCTAAGTGAACTAAAGGCAATATCAGGATGTAGTGCAGGTTCTCTAATTGGTTTTTTACTATGTATGTATAATGCAAATGAAGTTGTTGATTTGTTACATGATCCTTCTAATATTATTTTTAGATCAGAAGATCTTAAATTATCAAATTTACTGAACAATTATGGTTTAAATAATGGAGATCACATAAGAAGCTTCATGCAAAATATTTTACATAAATATTGCTCAAAATCAAGTATTAATTTTGAAGACTTTGCGAATCTGACAAATGTTGATTTATTCATATGCACCACAAATGTTCAAAAACAATCTTGTGAAATATTCTCAAAATATTCTAGCCCACATGAAGACGTTATAAAAAGCATAATGATGTCAATATGTATACCTTTATATTTTGTTCCAATAATGCATAATGACTGTTATTACATTGATGGTGCTTTTTACAATCCAGTTCCATATGAAATAATAAATCAAATGTATGATATTACCGATGAATTAAAGAAAAGTGTTCACATATATTATATATATGATAAAACTATTCCAAAAGAAATAAATTCACTATTTGACTATATTTCATTGTTGGGTTATTTTGTGAGAAATAGTTTAGTAAAAAATCAAGATTATCACGAATACACCTCTTTTAAAAGTGATACATGTAATATACCTTTTATAAATCATAAATTAACAACTAGTGATTATATGAAAATTATAGATAATATGTTGTAAAACTTAAAGGTATATCTAGTATATTGAAACATGACACAAATTTCATTTACAAATGAACAATTAAAAATATTTAAAAACAGTGAAAGTTGTAATGAATACACATTCATACAAGCATATGCAGGTTCAGGAAAAACAACAACAATTGAACATTATGCAAAGGAGTGCAAAGACAAAAAAGTGTTGTATTTAACATTCAATAATAGTTTGACAAATGAAAAAAGTAATGAAAATATAGAATATTACACTATACATGGATTTGCTTATAATCAATTATGTATTGATAGTAACGAAGTAAAGAATTTGTGTTTAAAAGACATTCAAGAATTATATAATGTTGAATACTACTATGCAAACAGTATATTAAATGGGTTCAATTATTTTTTAGCATCTACAAGTTTAATCCCCAAATTGAAACATGTATACAATTCAGACACGGACGGTTTGCAAAATCATAAAGAAGTATTGTATTATATGAAAGATTTGTGGAATAAAATGGAAAACAAACAATGTAAAATGTGTCATGATTACTATCTTAAAAAGTTTATGATAAACAAACCAAACCTTGATTATGACATCATTCTCATAGATGAATGTCAAGACTTAACACCATGTGTTATGAAAATTTTGTTCAGAACAAAGTGTAAAAAAGTATTTGTCGGTGATATATACCAACAAATATACGGATTTAGAAATGTTTTAAATCCTTTCAAATTGGAATACTCTGATCGTGTAGATTTCAATCTTTCGCAATCATTTAGATTTGGGCATAATATTGCAGAACTATGTAACACTTTTTTGAACACATTTTACAAACAAAAAACTCCAATTTGTATGAAAGGAAACAACGAAATATGTACTAATGTGTATCATTACAGATCTACAAAACCAACAAGTTATGCATACATAACAAGAACAAATAAGGGAATTTTAAATTATTCATATTATCTTGCAAAGAATAACAAACACTTTAGTATAGTGGGTAAAACGTACAATTTTGAAAAAGAAATTAAAATTTTTGAATCTTTAAAATCAGGGGATTTCAGTGTATTAAAGTACGATACACAAATTGAAAACTTGGAAGATGCAAAAGAAATATACAGAAAAATTCAAAATTATAAGTGGGTTCTTAGAATTGAACTTGTTCAAGAATATAAAGAAAATTTATGGGTTTTTATCAAGAAGTTTCATAAAGAACATTCGTATATTAAATTACTTACAAGTCATCAATCAAAAGGACTTGAATTTGAAAATGTTGTTCTTGCAAACGACTACAAACAGCTAATGCATAATAAAACAATGACATTTAACGATTACTACAAAAATGATGAATATAATTTGCTCTATGTTGCAATGACACGTGCAATATCAAAATTGTATTTGAACAAAAATGTAATTCAATATTTGGCATTAGTACATAATTACAATCTTAAATATATGGAAGATTGTACAGACATCGCTCCATGTAATTTATGTGGTTTATATACATATAATCGGTACATACACAACAGTAACAATACACCAGATTATGTATTTCCTTGTTATAAAATTGTATATAATTGTTGTTTAGATTGTGCTGATTTGTACAGAAACAGAATTATCAACAACTTTAACAGTTACTGGTAAAACCCACTCACATGTATTTCCATACGTAAAAAACATTTTACCATTTTTTTTAAACTTGAAAATCATTCCGTATTTTTTACTAAAACACCAGACACCTGTGTTTTCAGGAATATCTCCATAATCTATATTGTCTAAAATATTAAAATAAACACCA